ATTGTATATTTCTCGACACCAAAATCTGAGAAAAAGGGGTGGGTATGACAGAATGACACGTAAACTAAAAAACATGACAACATGACAGAAAAATGGATACCAGTGGTAGGCTGGGAAGGTATGTATGAGGTATCCTCGTATGGAGTACTGCGAAGCTTACGAAAAGAAGTGCTGATGACAGGTCGGTTATGTAACCGAACTGGTTATCTGAGGGTTAACCTGAATCGCGGATCGGTAAAAGTGACAAAACATATTCATCAGATTGTGGCAGAAGCATTTCTCAATCATGTTCCGAGTGGACTTGATGGTAATGTCGTTGATCACAAAAACAGGGATAGGTTGAATAACCGGGTTAGTAATTTGCAACTGATCTCACAGGACGAAAACCTTCGAAAAAGAGTCTTTTCAAGTAATGAAAATGACAAAAATACATGCCCTTTTTAGGGAAAATTGCAACAACAAAAAGACATTAAATTGCGGGGTGGTCTAGTGGTCTAGGACGCGAGGCTCATATCCTTGAGGTCGGTAGGTTCGAATCCTCCTCCCGCAACGATAAGGCTCTGACAGGACATCCACCTAAATACATGTAGAAGTGAACCTGTGACCGTTGGGGAAAGTCCCATCCAGTACTGGTAGCTCAGTTGGTAGAGCAGCCCCCTACGTAGGGGAAGGTCGTAGGTTCGAGTCCTGCCCGGTGCGCAGTATGCGGAGTTAAATGAAATGGCTAGGCTTTCAGCTATGTGGACTTCTACTCCAGATAGTGCCCGCAAGTCATTATAATCCATTGGATTAGTTTTAGTTAGGTTGACTCCTTATTAGCTCAATTGGACAGAGTATTCCCAGTTCCTGATGGAAACGTTAGATACAAGTTTCGGGTGGTATGGAAAGGTTGTTGGTTCGAATCCAGCATAAGGAGCAAACTCGGACAGGGAGGCCACGCTTAATCCGGCAATGTGGGGATCATAATTACCAGTTATCGCTCTGGTAGATAAAGCGAACACAGGACACCCCGTAAGGTGTCCTTTTGTATGTAATCAAATCGTTAAATAATATGGCTAAGAGGCAAGTTAAGATGTCAACTAAGGCTAAAAAAGTGCTTCGTGAAGCTGGTTTTCTGATCCAGAGTGATGAAATGCTTCTTCAGTATTTGGATGACATTGCTGGAATAATTGCGGAGGCAAAGGCCCGATTAGATGAGGAGAATATAATTGTAGATATATCAAATCCTAATAATCCTGAGACTTCTCAAGAACAGAGACATCCGGCAATTAATATCTACATGGACAATGTAAAACTGATGTTAAATATCCTGAATTCGTTGAACCTGACGGGTACAAAAAGGAAGGAATTAATGGATGAATTGCATAAAAATGTTGAGAAAAGCATCAAAAACAAGGTGAAAACACCTGAAGGACAGTTTGATGATGTTTTTTAATTAAAATATGGATTTATCACCTGAATTACGGGCGTTTGTTGATGCTCGAATTGCTGGTGGAATGAATTACGCTGATAGGATTATATCAGGGGAAATAAGGGCGAATAAGCATGTTAGGGCTGCGTGTGTCAGGTTTAGGAGACATATGGATGGCGACAAGTATTTCCTTCATCAGGAGTGGGTAGAGAAGTTTTTCTTCTTCACATGGTTCCTGAAGATAGAGGTGAATGGTGAATGGGTGCGATGCGTACTAGAAGATTGGCAATGTTTTGTTGCTCTCAATATGTTCATCTGGAGAAAGGATGTTGATGCTCCAAAGTATCGATATCTAAATATCCATATTGGGCGTAAGGCTGGTAAGACTACTTTCGCAGCCATATTCCTGCTGTTTGATACCATTACAACCGTGAAGGGTCAGGCATATACGTTTGCCAATACAATTGATCAGGCAGAGATATGCTTTAATGCTGCCAAGGACATTGCAGAACACTCACCAATGCTTGCTGGAAAGCTTGACATACAGGCTACTCAATTGAAGTATCCGAAGAAGGGCAGTGTATTGAAATCGAAGGTATCCAATCCTAAAAAGCTGGATGGTTTCGGCATATCGATGTCTGTAATAGATGAGCCTCACGAAAATAATGAGTTCAAGAAACTGATGGGTGTAATTAAGACCGGACAGGGACTTAGAACTCAGGCCAGAAACTTCGTGATATCAACTGCTGGGTTTTCAACAGTATCACAGTATCATGCCTTTGTTGAATTGGGAAAAAAGGTGATGGAAGGAGACATCTCCATGCCGGATTACTTTTTCCTTATTTACGGAGTCGAGAAACGACCTGAAGATCAGGATAATGATGACTACTGGAGAGAGCCAGAAAGGTGGATTGAGGGCAATCCGATGCTCGGTGTTACGCTTCCCTTATTTATAATGGAAGGATGGTACAACGAGGCTCTGGTTGATCCTGATGCGGTGACAGAGTTCAAGGTTAAGAACCTGAACATATTTGTTGACGGCACATCTACTTTTATCCCTGATAATATATATCTCAAGAATGTTGGCACGAGTGATTGGGAATCGCTCAAAGGAAAGGTAGCATACGTTGGTATTGATGCTTCTACGGCTATCGATATAACATCTATGTCACTGATGGTATTTGATTGGGATGCTGGCAAAAGCCACATCCAGATGAAGCACTACCTACCTGATAATGAGAAGGTTCTACAGAGAAAGGATGGTGTTGATTTTAGACCATGGATCAAATCCGGCTTAATAAACCAGATTGATTCACCTAGAATGCAATACGAGTATTTGGTAAAAGACCTCAAGGAGTGGGCAAAGGACTACGAGATAGACTTAGTAGCATTTGACCAACATGGATCGAGTTACCTGAAAAACCTACTTGATGCCGAGGGATTCTATCACTGGCACGCAAAGCCTGTGGCATTCACTATGGCAGAACCTATTAAGGAAATGGAATCGATGTTCTATGACTCTATGTGGAAGCTGCCGAAGGATGCTGTACTGAGATATGCCTTTAATAACGTAATCACCACGAGTGATCCTTACGGTAACAGACGATTCGACAAGAATAAGAGCTTGTCATCAATTGATCCTGCTGTCGCTGTATTGAATGCCCTTGCAGCATTCATAGAAATGAATCTCAAGGATGAAGGATCGAAACAATGGTTGCTATTCAAATCATTAAAACAAGCTTTTAACGGCATAGAATCGGGGGCTTCAACCAACGATCAGAGCCATAAATAACTATTAATATGTTTGGATTTCTAGGACGAATTCTGACCAGTATTATGTCTTATAGCTCTAGGGCTTTGGGATATTTAACCACTGGAAAGTATGTCCATAATGCTGGCCTATCAGGAGTGGAGGAGTTGTCCACTGTTTATACCTGTTTCAGGCTATTAAGTCAATCGGTTGGACAAATGAAGTTCCAGCTAAAGGACGAGGAGGGTAATCGCTTTAAGGATATGTTTGGCATGTGGAAGTTAATTGCCACGAGACCAAATGCTTGGCAAACATGGTATGACTTGTTTGTTCAGGCTGAATATCATCGAAGCAAGTTTGGGAATACATTCTTCCGACCAAAATGGAACGGAAGAGGTCAGGTTCAATCTATTGAGCTTATAGTTCCATCAGACATGTATAACTGGAAGAAGATCGGTGATGAGATATACTACTACTTCCAGATCACGGAACCCTCAACCGGAATGATGATCGAGGATGTAATGTTGACATCCAGTGAAATTATTCATGTCCGGGCAATTGCCGAAAATGGCGTTATTGGATTATCTCCACTAGCTGCTATAGCACTGAATATGAGTGTATTCAGTAAAGCGTTACAAACCACTGACAAGTACTATGAGAATGGTGCGCTTGGTGTCCAAGTACTAGAGACGGTAGAACTTCCGAAGGGAGCCTCCACGGGTAAGAACCTGAAAGAGGAAACTGAGGAGATGAGGAAAAACTACTTCGGATTCCAGAACACAGGCTCAATCATACCATTGCCTCCGGGCACTAAGGTATCAAATGTCAGTAATTCATTCAAAGATGCCGATATGATTCAGATGTTATTCTTTAATAAGAAGGAGATTGCATCAACATTAGGCATTCCAATGTTCCTGCTTGGTGAGCAGGAGACTGCAAGTAATTCTATTCAACAGTTAGGTACTGCCTATTTACAGAATACGGTCAATCCGATCCTAAAATTGTATGCTGATGCATTCAATGTATTCTTCTTACAAGCTAACGACCTAATTAAAGGAAGACTATTCCATTTCGACACATCTGATTTCGTACTCGAAGATTTAGAGACCAAATCGGTGGCGATCAAGAACTTAGTTAGCAATGGCGTAATGACTCCGAGGCAGGGAGCCGCGAAGCTTAACATGCAAGTTGAAGGAAACAGTCCATACTTGGATTACCACTACATGCAAGGCCAGTTTGTTCCTCTTGAGGAAGGTGCGCTTGGTATGTTGGCTAAGACAGGTAAGACGAAGCCAGTTAAGGATGAAACAACACCAGTAAAAAAAGAAAAACCAGAAAAGAAGACAGATGAATGAAGAGAAGTTAATTAGATCATTCAGGTCTGAAATGGTCCTCGATGAGAGGGAAGACGGTTTTTATGTTCAGGGTTGGGCAATCCGATTCAATGAACCATCAAATGTGCTTACCGAGAACGGTAAACAATTCAGGGAAGTTATTGATCCAGCATCAGTAGCTATGCCGCTTGCTGACAAGGATGTTGACATCATATTCAATTACAATCATGATGACAATAAGATGTTGGCGAGATATAACCCATCTATGGGTGTGGATACCTTGAGGTTGGAGCAACGCTCAGAAGGAGTCTGGGTTGAGGCAAAGCTTCCTGATACCGTACATGGTCAGGAAGTACGTGAGCATATGAGAAATAAGAACCTGTACGGAATGAGCTTTGTGTTTTATACTTCCTCCAGTGATAGCAAATGGAGTCGCGATAGTGAGGGAGTATTAGAGAGAAGGGTAATGAATATTCGGAAGATTGCAGATGTATCTGTGGTAAGAAGACCAGCATACCCGACCGCATCCGCTCAAATGTACGCTCGTGCCATGGAAGAACTTAATCCAGCGAAAGATGATGGACCGGAGATACTCTCAATGATTGCAAGAGCAATAACCATTTAAGATTATGGATTTCAACACGTGGAAGCTTTTCTACCCGGATAGAACCAAGGAAGATTTTGATAAAATCTACCTTCCGGCAACTCCAAAAGAGGAGAAGCCAAAGGGAGTGAAAGCAAAAAAGAAAGTGACTGTAAAGAAACATACAGCAGAGGACTCAGGTCAGCCCGTAGAGGGAGAGAAGAAGTCTGCTGAACAAACCGATATATTTTCATAGTGGAAAAGAAGATTCAATTAATGAAGGCTCAGAGGAGCCAATTAAGCAATGAGTTGATTGCTAGTGTCAGAGATGCAGAAGGAAATCCGATTGAGGTCTTAGATGAGGCTATCAGAGAGAAATTCGCTGGAATCGAAACCAAGATCGCTGATCTTGATAAAGCAATAGATGTAGCCGAGAGAGCGTTGGCTGCTGAAAAAGATAAAGCTCAAAGAGAAATTGAGACAATGCCGCAAGTAAACATCAATACAGGTAAAGGTGCAAAATTCGACCTTGGCAAAGCCGTAAGAGAATTATCAAGTGGACAACCACTTACAGGAAAAGAAGCCGAAGTTGCTGCCCAGAGATCATCTGAAGCTGGACAAACTGCTGGTGGAAATGGAATGATCCTGAACACTCGTGATTTTGATATGTCAGATGGTGATGCTGTTTCCGGTGTTACGAAGCATCAGGAATTGTCTATCAGTAAGTTCCCGAACTTGCTTGACAGACTCGGTGTAACCATCATCGATGGACTTGAAGGAGACTTTGATATCCATTATGCTGCTGAACACACCAATGCTGTGAAGGTTGCTGAGAAAGCTGATGTCACCGGTGGACTGAATACTCCTGCCAAGAAGACTCTTTCTGTGAACAGATTCGGTTGGACCGATATCGTTTCTAAGGAATCTCTTGCTAAGATGAATTCCCGTTTGTTCTCCAGTCTGTGGGCTGATGCTCAAAAATCCATCAACAGAAAGATGGAAGCTGAACTATTCGCTGTTGTTTCTGCTCTTACTCCTGTTACTGGATATGTAGCTACCACCAACGCTGATGCTGCATTCGGTCGAGATGAGATGCTAAAGTTTGAAGGACTTGTGAAGGAGCCTTACGGATTGAAGTATGTCACCAACAGGTTGATTTACGCTGCCATGCGAGGAGTGAAAGTTGATACTGGTTCAGGTAAATTCTTGGTAAACGGAAACGCTGCCGAAGGAACTACTGATACTGGTACTTCAATTTACACAACTGGTTACGGTTCTATCGACAAGAAAGTATTCTTGGCTGATTGGAGTGAATGCTTCGTTGGAAACTGGGGTGAAGGTGGATCATATGAGATCATCACCAACCCATACACTTACGCCACAAAAGGCCAAGTGGAGCTTGTGATTAACAGGCTGTCTGATATCAAATGGAGAAATGCTGACATGATGAAGTTCGCTTCTAATGTTGACATGACCGCATAATCAGATATAAACATAATTAAAGAGGGAGAGGATTAAACCTCTCCTTTTTTTTGAGTATGGATTATAAGATACAGATAGAAAAAACAGTTGAAGCTTACCCTATCAGTATAGTTAATGTTGCCAGACAATGTAGAGTGATTCTTGATGATAATCCAGACACTGGGATTGAGGAGGAACTAAATGACGTTTTGAAAGACGCAATTGGTGCCGCAGAGGATTATATCGGTGCTGACATAGCATATAAGTCATGTGTGTTAAAAACCATAATGACACCATATGTGACGATCACTGATGCTGATCTAGGATTAGAAGGTGTGTACGTGAAGGAGGGGAATCTTGCGTCAATTGATTCAGTCAAGATAGCTGGTACAGAGATTACTACGGATAAGTATAAGCTGTTTAAGAGAAATTTGGGTTTCGTTATTCTTTTTGAGAAAGATACGATCCTAACAGATTTAGAGCTTGAGATAGCTTTCCATACCGGGTTTGATGATGGTGAGACTATGCCGAGAGGCTTGAGGAAAGGGTGCTTAATCTTATCGAATGACCTATATACGTCAGAGAGGTCATCATATGCATTTGCCATCAGTAATAACATTCAGGGCTTCCAGAATGCCATCAGGTATCTGAGGCCGCATCAAAGGCACTACTATTAATGCTGGTATCAAGCTTTGATCATGTTATTACACTTTTTGATTATGAAGATACATTCTCAAAGGGTATCAGTACGAAGGTAAGAAGGAATCTTGGTAAGGTTTTCTGTTCATACAGGCAAACCTCAAAAGAGGTTATCGGTAGTGATGGTGATATAACAAATGTTATATCTGACTTCACTATGTGGTTCAGGGATGACCTGAACTCAGACTGCTTTATTGAATTCAATGGTGAGAAGTATGAGATCGTGAAGATTAAGCTTCATGGTCACAGGCACGGTCTCACGGCTACTGCAAAACTTGTGAAATAATGGCCTCTAACCTTAGTAACATCTGGGGTGGTGAGAGTCCATTTGTTGCCATGGCAAGGGTTATGACTACTTCACAGACGCTTAAGCTTATTGCTGCTGGTCATGAGGGTTCTGTGAGGAGACTAAAGGACGCACTGACTCGTGCCGCTCCACCAAAAATCGTATCCAGAAAGTACCGGAAGAGGAGACATATGTCCAAGCCAAGAACATACCTGAAATTGAAAAATAGGACAGCTTGGGCGACAGGTAGGGACCGTAGGGCTAGGACGAAGAATGTTGGAGCATGGATCGGAAGTAAGCATCCCGGTGCTTCTCCGGCTATATGGACTAACTACGGAACTAAAACAC